AAATACATTACTTTGATGTGTTGCGTTCCGACCGTTCCATTTCAAGCCACGGATTAGAAGCCCGAACACCCTTTCTGGACCGTAGTTTCGTCCAAATGTATCTGAACTTACCCATTATGGTGCGATTTCAGCCATGGAGAATAGAAAAGTATTTATTACGCGACGCTTTCCGTCCAGATAAATACAAGACACCCTCTGGTAAAGCAGTCTTACCTGAATCTATATTGTCAATGCGGAAGGAGGCATTCAGTGACGGAGTGACGTCAGTTGAACGCACCACCAAAGACGTAATCAACGACTTTGTTACAAAAGAATTAGACGCATTAGACCTTTTTTCACAGTATCACGAAAACCCTGTGGATGAAAAAAAATGGGTTGAATTAGCATTGTTAATAGACCCTGAGTTGAAAGAACTGGACGCACACAACCTACCCAAGACGAAGGAACAATATTATTATCGTCGCATTTTTGAACAACATTATTCCGGACAAGGAAGAACTATACCGCATTTTTGGATGCCGAAGTATGTAGACGCGACGGATTCCAGTGCTCGCACATTAGAGTTGTATAATGAATAGCTCTTGAACTTTTATTTTGTTAGATATATCTATATGCTATCAAACAAAATTTTTGATTTAGTTAAAAAGAAAATTCCTAAAATTTCATCCACCGAGTTGATAGCTTTACGGAGTGGGAATACTTCAATTGATAGAGAAATCTTATCTGGTAAGGTAAGCTATCAACCTAAAAGTCAGCATTGAAATCAAACACGTTACCGTCGTCGGTCTTATCAGCCAATGCGTACTCAGCATTCGTGCGTTCAAAAAAGTTAACTTTGGATTCAATACTAATCAACTCCATAAAATCAAACGGGTTCTTACTATTATAAATTTTGTCATATCCCAACTGTAGACAAATGCGGTCAGCAACAAATTCAATATAATCGCTCATTAACTTTGAGTTCATACCAATCATACGACAAGGAATAGCCTCCAAAATGAATTCCTTCTCAATCTCAACCGCGTCTTTGACAATTTCATAAATCTTCTTTTTGGGTAATTTTTTATTCAACTTGGAGTATAGTAAAATAGCAAATTCAGTATGCAATGCTTCATCACGCGAAATAAGTTCATTTGAAAAGGTGAGTCCGGGCAATAACCCACGTTTCTTTATCCAATAAATCGCAGCAAAAGAAGAAGAAAAGAATAATCCTTCTACCAACGCAAATGCTACCAATCGGGTTGCAAATGTGGAACGCTTATCATTCAACCACTTTTGTGCCCATTTAAATTTCTTCTGAATACAAGGAAAGTTTTCAGTAGCTTTAAATAGGCGGTCTTTTTCCTCGTTATCTTTAATATAAGTATCAATCAGAATGCTGTACATTTCCGAATGAATGGTTTCAATCGCAATTTGAAAACCATAAAAGGCACGTGCTTCGGAGGGTTGTACTTCATTCATGAAACGAGTTCCAAGATTATCAGTGACAACAGCATCGCTACTTGAAAAGAACGCCAAAATCATTTTAATAAAAGTCTGCTCGTCGTTTGACAGCTTTTCCCAGTCAGTCAAATCTTGTGCAAGGGAAATCTCCCCTGTATGCCAAAAAGAGTCGATCGACCTTTTATACATATCCCAAATATCTGGATATTTAATCGGAAACATAACATACCGGCTATCGTCTGGAGTTAATAGAGGTTCAGTATTAGATGGTGTAGTAGGTGTTACTTCGGACATCTTTGTCTAAATAATATAGTAAGTAGATTTTTATTATCTTTACAAAATTGTATTTTGTGATGATGCTTGTAATTTTGTATGGATCCATAAGACGGTAATGGCATATACTTTATACAAAACAATTCAAACAGAATTATTTGATAAAAATTAGGTTCAGATTTTATTTAGGTATAGATAGTAAGAAACCATGAAGCAATCCAACAAATACTTTGACGAAGAATTCTTAGGGGACTCGAAACCCGAGCCAACAAGGAGACGCGGAAGCAGAAAGAATCGTAGGCAGAATGAAAAAGAACTAATGCAAGAACATATTGTGGACATTGAAAGAGAACGGGAAATTTCTGCGATTAAGCAACGGCTTGTATATGAAAATATGAACCATTTGTCTGCCAAAGAGAAGGATGCTTTTGAATCCAAGTTTGTAACACCCAAGAATGACGGTCAACGGGGATATTTACGGCTTCTTCGACAAAAGTCAAAAAAGATTGTAGTTGCAACCGGTCCAGCGGGTACAGGTAAAACAATTCTTGCCACTGAAAATGGTGTTCGTAATTTTTTAATGGGATTAAGTGATAAATTGATTTTTACACGTCCTTCTGTAAGTGTAGATGAAGAATTAGGATTTTTACCTGGTACCTTGGAAGAAAAAATGGCACCGTGGATTCGACCTATTTATGACGTATTGTATAACTTCATTACACCGAAAGAAGTAACTGCATTGTTGGAAGACAAGGTTATTGAGATTGCACCATTAGGGTATATGCGAGGACGTACATTCAAAAACTGCTGGATTGTAGCAGATGAGATGCAAAATTCGACGGTTTCGCAAATGAAAATGTTGATGACCCGTCTGGGTGAAAATAGTAAATTAGTCATTACCGGTGATTTAGAACAACACGATCGTATTAACGAAATGAACGGATTAGAGGATTTCTTAAATAAATTCAGGGGAAAACGCTCGTCCAGTATTAGTAGTGTGGAGTTTGAAAACAAGGACATTCAACGTGAAGAAGTTGTGAAGGAAGTATTAGAAATATACGGTGGGGATATTCCCAAATGTTATGAAACAAGCAGCAATAATAGTAATATTGATGAGGAGAGTATTGGAAGCAATGAACGAAGTAGTTTGGACGATAGCATAAAAGAAGAAACCATTATCGAGGAAGGTGAATCTGAAATCGGCGAAACTTTCCGCGAGGGAGAACACACAAAGGAAGAGTAACTTTTTGTATGGCTAATATATAAATGAAACTACCCCAATTACCCAAGTTTGAATTACCCAAAAAAATCTTATATAACCAAGGGGTATTATATGCCCTGGTTCTTGTAGCATTGCTTCAAATTGTATTCTACGTTCAAAACCAAGACCCTTCATCCATTATCATTATGGTACTTATTGGGTTCTTGGCGGCGTTTTTTAGTAAAAACATGATTGTTATTTTAACCATCGCCATTGTATTTAGTGCTATTATTTCAATGAAGATACCCAGAACAGAAGAGCGTGAAGGATTTGAAAATGACGAGAAAATTAAGAAACTATCTGACAAGGAGAAAGCCAAATTAAATAAGAAGAAAGAGAAGGAAGAAACCATTGAGAAAGATGAAGATACCACCCAAGAAGTAGAAGAAGCATTGCAATTATTAAAATCAGAGTACCCAGAATTCTTGAAGGCACAAAACGACATCTTGGAAAAAATCAAAGAAATTGACCCTATTTTGGAAAGAGCGGAGAACTTTGCAAACAAGTTTGAAGAATATAACAACAAGACTATGTAATTAGTTTCTATCAATATTATAGAAACGAATTATGGGAATAGGAAAAACTATACGTAATGCATTAAGAGCCCCATTTAGACCTATATCCAAGTTCATCCAAAAAGTAGGTAAAGCATTTAGAGGTTTAGGTAATGGCTTTGCTACTTTTGGAAGAGCGTTAGGTGAACTATTTACAGAGGTTCCTTTGGGTTTATGGTATTTTTTAGTTCAAATAATGATTTTTATCCATATAACAGGAGAATATATTTTCACACGCATGGCGTGTGGTGTAGAAAAAATAGGCACGTTGGGAGACTGTTTCCTTTATTATATGTTGGACTTATTAGGTAAGGTATTGTACTTAGTATTAATCACATTTCCAGTTTGGTTAATTGAGTTTGTATCCGCCGGCTGTATTCCAGCACGAAAAGTAGAAAAACGAATATTACAGTATTTTGAAACAATTGACCGATGTATATTTGATATGTTTGGGTTTCATATTATTCATTTTCCAAAATCCGTCCGTGACAAATGTTATGGCTGTCGGGTATTGAAAGAAAAAGCGTTCCAGGCACAAGGTAAAAAGTTTAATGACAATTTGAAGAATACCATTACACCATTGCTTTCTGATTGGACCAAAACGTTCCAGAAAGGTGGAAATCAAATAGGACAATCGTTTAAATAAGGGACACCATTGCATTCTGACATAAGCGAATCTGCCGTTCATTATTATTATTTGAATAATACTGAAAAATTGAATTGTGTTATTCAATAATAAATATACTACAACACTTAAACTATAATCAAGAATGAACGGAATTGAATTATTTGAACGCATTAAAGAAGTATCTACTTTTGATGAACTTTTACAATCTGTAAATGGGAAAACAAAGACAGAAACACAATCTAAAAGAGGTAATCTATTTGAAAAAATATGTGACATTATCATTAAATTTGGATTTTATTCCATCTTACCAAATGATATTTACGACCATTATGAAGGAAATGTGAATACTTGTAAATTAAAAAAAGTAGATAATTTGGAACTTTATTTACAATGTCTATCTGTATTTAGCGGAGGGAAAAAAGGTTCAAGTGATATTACTTTAAAAAATAAAAACAATGGAAAATGGGTTTTTATGTCTTCCAAGTTTTATTTAGATGATAGTAAGAAATCTGTTGATAAATATGATGTTGAGAAACTGTTAGCTATTGTAGAACACCAGTCACATAAATATAAAGAATTTGATATTTATCTTGTTGTAAATAATAAACAAAAGGTTATTGCTAAGATCGGTTCAAGTCAAGAAACCAATAATTATATTACAAAAAATATCCATCACATTTTAGATTTGGAAGATTTAGAAATATGTTTCCAAAATCTCAAACACTCTATACAAGACATTACAATTAATGAAGTGAATTCTAAATTTTGTAATGAGAAAGTTCCTTTACTACTGAGGTTTCATCAAGATTTAATTACATATAAACAAATGGAAAGAATTGATGAAGGAGAAAAGAATTTGTTATTAGGCGCAAAAGCGAGGTCTGGAAAAACCTATTGCATTGGCGGTTTGTTTATTAAATTCTATAAAAAATATGCATCTCTAAATGCATTGATTATTACACCAGCCCCAACAGAAACATTATCTCAATTCACAGACGATTTATTTCACAAATTCAGAGATTTTAATGGAATAAATATTGTTGAAATTAAAAAAGGAACTGATTTTGAAACGATGGTTCTTCAAGAAAATAATATTATCATTGTAAGCAAACAATTATTAGATGATTATGTATTTGAAAAAAAAGTTGAAGCAATACAACAACTCAATCTGGATTTTATCGTGTTTGATGAGAACCATTTTCACGGAACAACATTAATGTCTAAAAATATTTTACAATCCTATTCATCACCAAAAACTATAAAATTATATTTAACCGCTACATATGCGAAACCTTTAAGTGAATGGAATATTCCTTTGAAATGTCAGTTTTATTGGGATATTGAAGACGAACAATTATGTAAAAAACGAAATATTCAAGGATTAGTAGAAAAACACGGAGAAGATGTATTGTTGTTCTTAACCGAAGAAAATAAAGAACAACAATTACAAATTTATGATAAAATGCCTGATTTACATATTCTTACAAATATCATGGATAGAAACCGATACGAAGACATTAAGGAACGAATCAAAGATACTTCGTACGGATTTTCAAATGGAACACTTTTAAGTGGAAATTTTCCAAATGATGTTGATACGGTGTTGAGATATATTACTGGAAGCAATAAGGAACAAGATTACCCTAAAAAAGATTTATCTATATTTGGAAGAATAAAAAGAATCGCGATTGAAAAGAATAGCAGAACACGATTGAATAATGGCGATTTTACAAGTCAATTATGGTTCTTACCTTTTGGGATTAATATGAGGATTAACAAAGTCAGCGAACATTTGAAAGATAGAATGGGGAAAAATAGTATCCTTAAAAATTATGAAATAAAAATTGTAAATTCTAAAAAAGCGTATAAAGTAAAAGACTTGAAAGAAGAAATTAAAAATTGGGAATTGAAAGCAAAAGAAGAAGGAAAAGATGGGTTGATTTTATTAGCAGGAAATCAATTGACTTTGGGAATTACACTACCATTTGTAGATGTAGTATTTCTGTTTAATGATATTATTTCAAGTGATAAAGTTATGCAAATGATGTATCGGTGTATGACTGAAAGTATCAACAATGGCGATAATGATAAAATAAATAGCGGAATAAAAAAAATGGGATTTGTTGTGGATTTGAATATTTCCAGAGTTCTAAGTACTTGTTTGGATTATAATGTGTATAAAAAGGATTTGAATGTAGAGCAGAAAATATCCTATTTGGTAGAAAACAATTTGATAAATATAGATTGTGATTTGTTTCAAGGAAAAGAAAACAAGACAAAATTAGTTGAAAAACTCTTACATATTTGGAAAGCAGACCCTATTCACAATCTAAAAACATTGTTGAAGAAGATTGAAGAAAGCAATGTTGATATGGATACAAAAGACCAACAAATGATGAACAACTATTTTACCAGTACTATTGGTGATGAGAAAGTAAATGTAAATGTTAAGTTTGACGAAGAAAGTGAAGAAGCGTTACCAACTGGAAACGAAATAATAAAACAGGATACTAACAAAGTAGAAGCGAAAGATACTGATGACAAAGATATTGATATTTCCCTTACCAAAGATGTATTGCCATTTATTATTCCGTTGATTTGTATTTTGACTATTGATACCAAACATAAGGATATTTTAGAAATGTTGAATGTGATTAAGAACAGTCAACCATTATTGGATGTATTTAAAGACCAGTCGTTTATATGGTGGAACAAACCAGATATTATAGAATTAATTGAAGACATTGTGGGAAAATATATTAAGAAGAACTCTTGTATATATAATATATCAGTGCAATTTAAGATGTCTTTACAAAGTTTAATAGATAACCCAACAGAATTATTGGAATTAATTGATAGTTGTTTGAAACCAAAGCAAAAAGAGAAACAAGAAAACGGCGAAGTATTTACGCCTATGAGTTTAGTATTTCTAATGTTGGATCATTTGGATAAACGTTATATTAAGGAACATGGACGAAGTATATTTACAGAACTTACCTTCAAATGGTTTGACCCAGCATCAGGTATGGGTAATTTTCCAGTAGCTGTTTATTTGAAATTAATGGAAGGATTAAAACCGCAAATACCGAATGACGAAGACCGCAAGAAACACATTATAGAAAATATGTTGTATATGAGCGAGTTAAACAAGAAAAATGTATTTATTTGTCATAAAATATTTAATATTAATAATCAATACAATTTAAATCTGTATGAAGGTGATACATTAAAATTATGCACGACGCAAGAATGGGGTATTGATAAGTTTGACGTTATTTTAGGAAATCCACCATTCAACAAAGACGGTATTCGTTCTCATACTGGAAAACAACTTGGCAAAAAAAATGAAACCACTTGGCCGAATTTTATTGAAAAATCATTTGGCGAATGGATGAAACCAGATGGATTTTTAGCATTTATTAATCCGTTGAGTTGGTTGAAGAAAAGTCATTCTCTACATAATAAGATGTTGGAGAAGCATATTGTTTGGTTGACATTGTGGGATAATTCACAATCAAAGTCTACGATTAATGCAGATATTCCTATTTCATTGTACATATTACAAAATACACTTAACTCAACGAATGAAAAAACAGAAATTACATCAATTCTAAAACGACGCAGACTAACAACAACATCAACCGAATATCTTAACCAAAAATATACTATTCCATTAGCGTTTCATAGCATATTCAATAAACTCGTTGGTTTTATTGAAACACGAAATCTACAATTGGAATACAAGACAAAAACTATAAAGTCATCTGGAACAAAGGTAAAAATACCTACCGAATATACATTTGAAGATATGTTGGCGGTTGATACATTTACTATCAAGGGAGGTTTAATGGTTAAAACTGCAACAGAACAACACCCTGACGCAAATAAACGTAAACTGATTATTTCAAACAAATCAAGTTTTACTGGGGCGTTTATTGACGAAGGAAAATTGGGTTTGACTGGAAGTGATAAATCGTATATTATTGGAGATAATTTGGAATTAATATTAAAATTATTGTCCTTTAAGATTAGTCATATAATATGTCATTTTACCAAATACAGACAAGACTTTTTGGAAAAAGTGGTGTATACTTATCTTCCAGACATTCGTAAGTTGGGTATTCAAGATATTACGGAAGACGAGTTGTACGAGTTAATAGGACTAACACGCCAAGAAATAAACCAAATAAACCAAATTATAAATTTATAAAATCATAAAATCATAAAATCATAAAATCATAAAATACCAACCAGACATTTTATGAGCTTATTATAGAGAATGCCAAAAAAGTGTCCCCCAGGAATTATTTGTATTGAAAACATGACTTTAGTGTTTTTATTCATTATACTTGCGTTAATTGGTTACATTATGTACAATTATCAAAATAGTATGATTCAAAGGTCCCAACAAGATATGCAGGTGAATATACCCCCCGTAGATGTACACCACCTTCATCAACAGCAACACCAGCAACATAGCTTATTAGGAATTTCCACACGATTAGACCCACTGAATGACCCATATTCGCCTCCATTAAAACAAAATGGTTATTATCATACACCAGACAGCGGCGATGTTCGGGGTATTCCAGTCAACATTGAAACGCGCGGATTGAATATGGAATATCAACAAGTGGGGATTTTAACCAAACAAGGTGGTATGAATGAAAACTTAATTGTTCCTTTAATGGGACGCCGTTTGATGAGTGGTCGCGATAATTGGCAATATTATACTATTTCTAATACGGGTCAAGTAAATACAAAATTACCTATTAGCGTAAATGGAAAAAGTTGTTCGGGTGAATACGGATGTGACGAGATTTACAATGGAACCAATGTGTATGTAGAAGGATATAATGACACGTTTTTAGCAACAATATATGAAAACGGAACCTTCAAATATATTCCATATCTTTAATACATATTATACATATTATTCAAAATAAACTATATGATTTTATATATAGTGTATTATGCAAGCATCCAGTCAATTTAATACAGAATCAACCACACAAAAAAAAGTAGTATATAATTACAAAACAGAAAAGGGAACCTATAATGATGATACTAACAAAATGGAATTAGTTGTTTCACAAAATAACAACTTTTTTATGTTGGAAGATGGTGAAATGCAAAGTTATACTGCTAAGAACATATACTTTACCAAGGTAATTCATTATCTCGACGGTCAGGACATTATAGGAGAAGTTGTCGTCGAGCACGAAGGTGGTGTATATACTGTTTTCCCTTTAAAAAGCGGGGCATATGCTGAAACGGATATAGATGGTATCATTAACGGTGGTACATCTACCGACTATAAAAATATTACCTTGAATAATATGATACCCAGACAAACCAATTGTAAATATTATTATACTATGAATTATTCGGTGTATTTCTTTGACCAACCAATTGAAATAAACAGTGAGCCTACCCTTGACGACGACGAAAGTGGGTTATCATCGTATGTAGATGAAACGACCGCTATTGAATATCAGTCTATTTCCCAAGCAAATATTTCAGAGCAATCTGACGATGATATTTATATTGATTGTAGTCCTACCGGGGCTTCACAAGACGAATTAGATACATACGAAGTGCCTATCAATTCAAGAATGACATCTGACCTGGGACAAAGACGTATGGAAGAAATGGCGACAAATTTTTTCTTTTTTGTCATTCTTGTGGCAATCACCTATTTTGTTAGTCCAACTGCATACAAGGTTGGTATTACCGATTATGTTTTATTAACTTTCGATATATCGAAACTGCTCCCGAAAGACGTATCCGGTGAAGACCCCAAACTAATACTTCATTCTTACCGAAAAGCACTCGATACTATTGTACTTGGGTTTTCCTTTGTATTGTTTTGTTTATTAATGGGTTCGAATGTTATCTCTGGAATCATTTTCGCATTCTTTATATTAATGTCTATGGCAATTATTCGTGATAAATCTAAATTAAAAGAAAATCAACAACTAAAAACAGACGCCGGAGCAGACATAAGCATGTTTATAAATAAATCAGACGAAGATAAACAATACACGATTCCATTTATCTGGTCTTTTATGGGTGGTATAATCGGTAAAGCTATGAGCAATGGAGTTGGGTGGGGAATATCGTTAGCATTATGGTTGATTATCATATTGATGTATGCATTCAATGCAACGCCGTTCATCCGAAACCCATTAGAATTAACTATCGGGTTATTGATTTGTTTGTTTATAGGACTCGGAATTGGCGTCCAAACAAATATGAGAAACGTATTTAATAATGATAAAAGTGAAAGTAAAAGGGTATTTGAGGGTAGCAATGAATCGAATAATCCCGTTAATATATTCGTATCCGCATTCAATGATGTAAACCAATAATTACTGAATCATAATGATGAGAATAATACATTATGATTTAAACAAGGGAAGCACTTCCGACGTCTTCTGCAACCGGTTTGAAAGTGGAAGCAGTGTAAACACTCATATCGCTGTGTCCAATAGGAGCCATTTTATCAACTACATCTTCTTCCAAAGTGGTCTTCTTAGGTGGATTCATTTTCTTCATCTTTGAATCCTTAACCCGTTGGGTGGGAGTAGGGTCAGCAATTTTCATCTTTTGGTTCTCTTCATTGCTTCTGTTCATTAGTTCATATGCTACAAATACAAATAGTACCGCAACGACGGGATGAACCGAGAAGAACAAATATAAAGCAGCTAACAATAAACCAGCCATACCTAATGGATTGCTAATAGCATTCACCGCCATTCTTGGCATTGGCATTGGCATAACCAAGAACAATATGAAAAGAACTAATAATACAATTTCGACGGGTTTGAAAGATGGAATCAATTTCAATAGTTTCATTATATACTATGAATGTATATTTTTATAAACTAATAAGAATTGCCCTAAACCTATACGTAACCAATATAAATATAATATGCGTAATACTATAGTATAACTATGAAAAAAGCTTCGAATACAAAGAAACTACCAGATTTACAAATTGACGAAGAATATAAGTCCTGTATTATTGAAAAAGGCTATTTGGGGAAAAAAGGATATACCATCCCCAAAAGCTGTTTATCAAAAGAAGACTACGAGTTCCTAAAAAAAGATCTATTGTTACAACCCCAAATCATGGGTGCCAAAATGGGAATTCAACAACAAACCAGCAGCTTTCCTGTCTATCGCGAAAACACAAACAAAATCTATATTCCTCGTTTCTATGGAATTGAACGCTACGGTTTGCCTAAAAAATCGGAATTACAACAAGGCGATGACGTGGAATTAGAATTCGTGAAAACATTACGCGACTATCAAGAAGATATCATTAAAGTCTATTTAGACCACGCGAATACACCTGTCGCACAAAATGACACCAGTTATGGTAACGGAGGGATACTTGAGGTTCCGTGCGGATTTGGTAAGTGCTTACATCGGGATACT